GGAACGATGAATGTCAGGACTCCTACCGTCAGCTTGCCAGTCAGGAGGATTTCGACCGTTTCTGATTACCTCAGTTTCACGAACTGTGCGCCTGTATTACGGAGCCTTCGTGAAGGCGTCTTGCCGCCGATGAAGCAGAGCTTCTTTCCGGCAGCTGCTGCATCCTCTGCGAGACAGCGGAAGCCGCCATCGGAAGTGACAACGCACACCGTAGCAACATCTGGTTCATTCAGGTATCGACGGGCATCCTTCTGCATCTTGCGGTCAACTTTGTCTTTTGCGGGATAACCATAAAGCCGGATGTCCTTATAGGCACCGCTTTTGGAAACTTCCGTCCACTGACGGGTAGCTTGGTCCTTCTGGTGATGGTACACCTTACGCTCCGCAACAGTGCCGAGGCGGTTGCTGATGGCGATAATCTTGTCCGCATTGTTTGCGCTGACGTTCTCGCCGTCTACGAGGATGATAGTTTTCTTTTTCATGAGAACACGCTCCTTTCTTGAATAAAAAAAAGGGACATCGAATCCGACAGGTGATCCTGTCAAATTCGATGTCCCTGAAGTGCTATCGCTTCAATTACACAGAATAGGTGCCTTTCGAGTCAATTAGGTCCTACGGGCACCGCACCCTCACGATTAAGGGGCGCTCGCATCGGCTCTTTATAAGGGGCCTTGCTTTATATAGCAACATTACCACAGAACAAGCTGTTTTTCAATCATAAAACTGTTAACGCTACAGAATTCCCAGGGAAGGAGGGCTTCACATGGCCGGAGGTAGAATCAAAGGTCTGACCGTCACCATTGACGGCGATACTACGGGCTTGTCGAAAGCCCTGCAGAATGTCAATAAGGAGATTAAAAGCACGCAGCAGCAGTTGAAGGACGTGGATAAACTGCTGAAGCTCGATCCCGGCAACACTGAGCTCCTTTCCCAGAAGCAGCGGCTGCTGGGTGATGCCATCGGTGAGACCAAGACTAAGCTGGATACCCTGAAGACTGCATCCGAGCAGGCAAACACAGCGCTCGCCAATGGTGAGATTTCTCAGGAGCAGTTTGATGCCCTCCAGCGGGAGATCATTGAAACGACAGAGGAACTGAAGCGTCTGGAGGAACAGGCCCGGCAGTCCAGCACCGCCGTTCAGGAGATCGCCGCTAAGGGCGAGAAGCTCAAGGATATGGGAGACAAGGTCACCGGTGTCGGTGAGAAGTTTCTCCCTGCGACGGTCGCTGTAGCGGGGCTTGGTACAGCCGCTGTTAAGACCGCTGCTGATTTTGATTCGCAGATGTCCAAGGTTTCTGCTATTTCCGGCGCGACCGGGGATGACCTGGACAAGCTGCGCGAAAAAGCCCGTGAGATGGGTGCAAAGACAAAGTTCTCTGCATCGGAAGCCGGAGCCGCTTTTGAGTATATGGCGATGGCCGGTTGGAAGACAGAGGATATGCTCGGCGGCATCGAGGGCATTATGAACCTGGCCGCTGCGTCCGGTGAAGACCTCGCCACCACCTCCGACATCGTGACGGACGCGCTGACTGCTTTCGGGCTGTCGGCATCGGACTCTGGGCACTTCGCAGATGTACTTGCGGCGGCAAGTTCCAACGCTAACACGAACGTGTCCATGATGGGTGAAACCTTCAAGTACGCAGCGCCAATTGCTGGCGCCTTGGGTTTTTCTGTGGAGGACACTGCTGAGGCAATCGGCCTCATGGCAAACGCCGGTATAAAGGGCAGCCAAGCCGGTACGTCCCTTCGTACCATCATGAACAACCTCGCCGGTGAGGTGAAAATCTGCGGAGCCAACATTGGAGAAGTCACGATCCAGACCACCAACGCGGATGGCTCCATGAGGGAGCTTTCCGATATCCTCGCTGACTGCCGCGTCGCATTCTCCCAGCTCTCCGAATCGGAGCAGGCCGCTGCTGCCGAGACGCTGGTGGGCAAGAACGCCATGTCTGGTTTCCTCGCGCTTATGAACGCTGGGGAAGGAGATATCAACAAGCTCTCCTCCGCCATTGAAAACTGTGACGGCACGTCCCAGAAGATGGCGGAAACCATGCAGGACAACCTGGAAGGCCAGCTGACCATCCTGAAATCGCAGCTCCAGGAGCTTGCCATTTCCTTCGGTGAAATCCTTATGCCCGTGGTACGGGATTTTGTTTCCGGGCTACAGAAATTGGTGGACTGGTTCAACGGCCTGTCGGATGGCACCAAGCGGCTGATTACCACACTGGCACTGCTGGTCGCCGCTATCGGTCCCGTGTTGATTATCGTCGGCAAGGTGATGAGCGCTGTCGGTACCATCATGACATGGGCACCAAAAATCGCCGGGGCTGTCAGCACAGTCATGTCCTGGGGACCGAAGATTGCCTCCGCCATTGGTGTAGTGAAGGGCGCTTTGTCTTCCCTGTGGGCTGTACTCATGGCGAATCCCATCGTCTTGATCATTGCCGCAATCGCCGCACTGGTCGCAGCCTTCGTGTATCTCTGGAACCACTCGGAGGCTTTCCGTAATTTCTGGATAAATCTGTGGGAGAACATCAAGACTGCCGTCACCACGGTGGTGGAGGCTATTGGGACATTCCTGACGGAGGCGTGGGCAGCTATTTCCACAGCGGCGCAGACCGCATGGACAGCTATCAGCACGTTTTTCTCTGGTATCTGGGAAGGAATAAAGACGGTTGTCACCACGGTGACAACGGCCATCTCCACGGCGATCACCACAGCGTGGACAGCGATTTATGAGTTCTTCGAGCCGCTGCTGTCTGCACTGCAGTATCTTTTTGAAACCATCTGGCAGGCGATTCAGATTCTGATCGGCATGGCGCTGGATTGGATCAATGAGAAGATCACTACAATCTGGAACGGAATTGTCCAGTTCCTGACACCTCTTTTGGAGGGCATCCGGAACTTCTTCCAGACCATCTGGAACGCGATCTCAACTGCCGTCTCCACAGCACTGGAGGCCATCCGCAGCACGGTGGAGCGGGTTTGGAATACAATCAGCGGATTCATTTCCGGAATCCTGAAAACAATCTCCGGCGCGATCTCCTCGGCATGGAACACTATCAAGAGCACGGTCACTTCCATTATGAGCGCGATTCACTCGTCGGTGGTTTCCGTATGGAACAACATGCGCAGCGCCATTTCCGGTGTGATCAACCAGATTGTCAGTACAATCCGTAACGGTCTGAATCAGGCAGTCAGCTTTGTGAAGGGCCTAATCGGTCAGGCGTATTCCTGGGGGCGCGATCTCATTATGGGAATCGTCAACGGTATCCGCTCCGCCATCGGTGCAGTGGCTGACGCTGCCCGGAGCGTGGCGGATTCCATACGATCCTTCCTGCATTTCTCTGTGCCGGATGTGGGGCCGCTGACGGATTATGAAAGCTGGATGCCGGACTTCATGAAGGGCCTCGCCAAGGGTATCGAAAAGAGCAAGGGCCTTGTATCCGATGCGATGGAAGGCGTCACTGCCGGAATGAACCTCTCGCCGGTACTGGCAGCAAGTGCTCCGGCTATGGCCGAGTCCATCACCCGTGGCGGTGATGCCGGTCTGCTTCAGCGGCTTTCGGACGCAGTGTTGCAACTTTCCGGCCAGAACGGAGATATCACCATTCCGGTATACATCGGTCAGGACCGAATTGATGAAATCGTGGTAACCGCTGCCCAGAGAGCGACTTACCGGTCAGGAGGCAGATAATGTTTCAAGAACTGAAGATCAATGGAACCACTCTTCCGAGGCCGGACGGCGATCTGGAATTTTCGAGTGTAAAGGTAAAAACAGAATATGAGACGGAGGCCGGTACGACGCAGGTCTCCGTTCGTAGGGAATCAAAGCTCACCATTTCCGGCGAATGGACCCTGACCGGGAATTGGATGGAGCTTTTTCGCACTTGGGCCAGTATGGACTCTGTGACGGTATCCGCCTTTTATCCCTCCAAGGATGAGATGACGGATCACGAGTGCCAGTTCTCCATCGACAGTGAGAAGCATGTGCGGAATGCCCGTGCGCAGCTCCGCACCGGTGGTCTTTACCAGCTCAGTGTGAAGATGGAGGAATTGTAATGTATTCGGTATCGCAGAAATACGTGGAGGCGATGAAAAGACCGGTCCAGCGACACCGGATTAAAGGAACGGTCAACGGAGTCGCCTTCACAGAAGAAAATATTCTCTCCGGGTCCTTTACGATTACCGGTCAGTGCTCGGATACCTCCAATGTGCAGATCGGGCAGGTCTATACCAGCGAGCTGAAGATCACGCTGCTGAAGGGCCTGCCCATTTCCCGGTACACGCTGATGGGCTCGGAGATCATTCCGCACTTTGGACTCCGGCTGGATACCGGAGCTTATGAATATATCCCGCTGGGTGTGTTCACGGTATCCTCCGCGAGCTGGGCAGCCAGCGGTGTGGAGATCACCGCCTACGACAACATGTCCAAGCTGGACCGCTCCTTTTCCAGCAGCAGCCTGACCGGTACGCCGTATGAGCTGCTGACGCTGGCCTGCACCTCCTGCGGCCTTGAGCTCGCTATGAGATCGAGGGACTTTAATAATCTCGCCAACGGCAGACGAATTCTCACCCTCTTTGCCGATAACGACATCGACACTTGGCGTGACTGCGTTTCATGGATTGCGCAGGCTTGCTGCTGTAATGTGTTTGCAGACCGCTACGGAAAAATCGTCCTGAAGGCGTACAACCAGAATGTCACGGACAGGATCGATACCGAGCACCGGCTTACAGGCAGCACCTTCGGAGACTATGAAACGCATTATACCGGCCTGTCTGTAGTGGACATCGAAAAGCAGATGACCGTGTATTACAGCGAGCCGGAGGATAACGGCCTGACCTACAACCTCGGCTCGAATCCGTTTTTGCAGACCGATTCCGATGAACTGCGGGAAGAGATGTGCCGGGAAATCCTCACCGCAATGGACCAGATCCATTACGTGCCCTTCACGGTGGATATGATCGGCAATCCCGCCTACGACCTGATGGACATCCTCTGTTTTGAGGGAGGCTTTGCCGACAGCAGCAAGATTTCCTGTATCACGAAGTACACCTTCCACTACAACGCGAAATACTCCGTGACGGGTGTCGGTACAAACCCGGCGCTGTCCTCCGCCAAGAGCAAGAGCGATAAGAACCTCTCCGGCCTGATGGCGCAGGTATCTTCCATCACCAGCTCCATCAACCGGCTTATTTACGACTACAACACCGGCCCTCTGATCGTCGGGCAGGACGAGCAGACGCTGGGAATGGTGACCTACTACATCTCGCAGAAAGCGGATGTGGAAGGTCATTTTTTGATGAACTATACGGCCAGTGAATCCACCCACCTGACGCTCCGGTTTTACGATCAGGGGGTGGAGGAGCTGTACTCGCCGCTGGAGATGGACATCCTTGAGGGTGAAGGCAGCATCGGCATTCCGCACGCCTACCTCAATCGCGGTGTGGGAATCCACGGTGTGTACGTGACAGCCACCGTGCTTTCCGGCCATCTGGACATTGATACCAGAGGCGTCTTCTTCACGGTTGACGCAGGCAACTTTGCCGAGGCGGTAGATGATATTTCGATGGATGTCCGGGACATCACCATGCGGCAGCTCTTGGAGTCCAACGGACCAGATCAGATCTGGATCGTCGGTATCGAGGAAGGCAAGATGCTGGTCAGCCGCAGGGACTACCGGGAAAGCTATACCTCCAATCCGGTATGGACGGGTGTGTACACAGCTGGTGATGCCATTGATGCCGCCATTGAGTTTGACGGTACCTGGGTCCTCCGGGACAGCGCGGACAACTTCACCATCGAGACGGAGGACCAGCCGTGGTACTTTTGGGTCACGCCGGAGGGCGAGCTTCTTGCCCAGCACGGCGAGGATGAAACCAGTCGCACGACGCTGGATACCAATGTGACCGCAGTAAGCGCCTGCCGTGGATACAGCTCCAACCTCTATCCAGAACAGGATCAGGGCCTGGTGGCTGCCTACATCAAAAACGGAAGACCCTATTACCGGCAGTACGTTTTCGACGTCGGCCTTGGTTCAAAGCGCTGGCTGGATGCAGAGCTTCTGGTTGACGAGCCCGTAGACGCCTTCCGCATACACAGACTGAATGACTATCGGCTGGGCTTTGAACTGTCCAACGAAAACAGAAACCTGTGGCTTTATACCTCCCGGACCTATGTGGCGCAGTCGGTGCCGAGGGAGATTGAGAATTTCTTCATGCAGGAGAATCTGGCCTTCCTGTACTGCCCAGCGGATACAGACCTCAGCGTCCACTATGAGCTGCTGGTCAGCGAGGACCTGATGAATATCCAGATCGGTGTGGACCGGGAGCTGGTCTGCTTTGACAGAAGCATGCGAGACGTCATCACGTTCAATGAGGACAGCGTGGAGTATTCGGATGTCGAGAAGATCTCCTATGAGAACTTCGACGGCTCCGCGATCATCACGATCCTGCTGAAGAAACCTCCGGCAAAGCTGATCACGCATATTTATATCAACGCTGCCAAGAGCAACGACCTGCAGTGCCGGATCGGTCTATGGGGAACCATCGTCAGCCCGACCGAGACCCTGACGATAGACACAACGATCTACCGGTGCATGAAGATGGAGGAGAACATCGGTATACGGAGCACCGGCATCGGCCTTCGCTATTCACCTATCCGGGAGCGCAGGCAGGTGATGAAAGAAACGGTGACGTTCGCTTCTCTTTCTTCTGGTCTGCACTATGCCCATGTGCGAGAGCATCCGTATGAACCGGAGACCGAGATTGTGATGATCGGCAGCCTGACCAGCGGAATTGAGTACAAACAAACCGGCGAATCGCCTGTCTGATTGGAGGAGCTATGAAAACACAGAATTTTGGTATGAAGAATACCTACACCATTTATAAGTTCGTGGATGGGAAAAAGCAGGTGCTGGCTCACTTCCACAATCTCGTCACAGCGAGGATGAAGCAGCAGCTGACTGCGGACTCCGGTGTCAGAATCCATTCCATCTGGTTTGGTGATGGCAGCGCGGAACCGTCCGAATCGGATACCGCTTTAACGCATCCGCTTTGGACCTTCAGCTGGAACTACGGAAATATCATCTCCACGGAGAGGCCAGAGCTGTCTCAGGACGGCACTTGGAATATCCTCTGTACGGCAAAGATCGATGCGTCCGACGCCTATGTTGGCACGGTCTCTGAGATCGGTCTGTATATCACGGTGAGCAGCTCCGGCTTGGCAATGGGCACCCATGCTCTCATCAAGGACGCCGAGGGCAATCCGATGACCATCACGAAGACCGACACCGAGGTGCTGTATGTGGATATCCACCTTCAGTACCAGCTGTCCAGCAGCTCGGAATTCGAGTGGTCGCCGTGGTACTACTACCTTCTGGGAAATAAAACCGCCGCGCAGTCGTGGCCGCAGATCCCGGTCCTCAGCAGCATGCAGATCGTCATGCTCAGGGCCTATCCGGACCTCATGAGCAACGGAAATATCATCGGGAATCGCGTGCTGCTTACCAATTCCTATGATGCATCGAGGCATGTGCTGACCTGCAGCAACGGCAGATTCGGAACAGAGAATCAGCCCACGCAGGAGTATGTGAACGCGGTCGGTATCATTCCCGGCTTCTGGGGCAGACCAAGCTACGACTACTATCGTCCCAGCGTGCCGATGGGCTTTTGGAAATTTCCGAATCCGGACATCTTCCCGAACACCACGCTTTCCGATATGCGAGTCGGGACCGGCGATGGCGTGAAGGTAGACTTTACGCCTCCGCTCAACCTGTGGGTGAAGGATACCGAGCGCGTTTTCGTGGATGGCGTGCTGCAGGTCCGGGACGTGGATTACACCTGCGATCACCGGAACAACCTGAGCGAACTGTATTCTCTGAATCCCAGCGTTTTCTGCAATCTCAATAACGAGCTTGTCCGTATCGACAGTCCAAGCACTTCTGGCATGGGCTTCCACCCACTGAAAGGTGGCTGCAATGATGTCGGCTCCGGCTCCAACAATGAGCGCCGCATGTACATTGTCTGGGACAAAGACCACCCGCTGGAATGGGAGCTGGAGCCGGACCCGCAGATCGGCATCGAGGCAGACTACTTCCAGATGAACGCCATCCAGAACACCGGAGGCAACTACTGGCGCTATGCGATCTTCACCCTCAGCTATTCCGAGGACGGTGAGACTTGGACCGATGTGGAGTCCTTCACGGTCACGAGCAGCAGCAACGCCGCTGTGTCCTATCGGTTTGTGTTCCCGGAGACGATCACGGCAGCCCACTGGCGGCTTAGCACGGATGTTTCCGGCTGCTCGGATGCGGTCCGGAATGGCCGCTTCTTCTCGGAAGGCACAAGCTATCTCCACAGGAACGGTGCTCCGATTCACTTCACCCATGCTCCGGCAAACGGAGCCATCATCACGATGACTGCGGACATTGACCGCCCGATGAAAAACGAGAACTTTGTTCTGGACGTGAATCCGAGCTTCTCGCTGTGACGGGAGGTGCGCCTATGGCTTTGATCATCGAAAACACAATAGACCTGACGGCCTATGCGGACAATCCAGCTCCGAAGGTTGTATCCCAGCTCTCCATCATTCACGAGTCGAGTGATGGGGAGCTGGTTCAGTATTACATCAAACCGGGAAACCAGACGCAGGGTGACAAGAACACCTATGCCATTGGTGTGTTTGATAAGGACAGCCGCACTTACTCCTACCATGACTATCCAGAAGTGGTCTGGGGAGAGCCGGGTCAGCGCATCTGCGGAAACCGTATCGAGCGGCTTGGCGTGAAGGCATTCCCGGCCATCGGCGCGATTGCCTTTTACAAGCTGATGCACCGGAAGATCACCCGCATCGTGGCACCGGTCAACCGGAAAAGCAAAAAGCAGGAGGCTCCGGCGCTGGATGCACAGGTAAATCTGGATGATACCGTCACCTTTACGATCACGCCTCCGGACAAGCCGAAGTATGCCTGCTACCGGATAGTGATGCAGTATGACATCTACATCGAGGAATACGTCACCTACGATCTGGAGGTTACAGTTCCGGCTCCTCATATCACCGGCGAGTACCGCTGCTACGCTGTCGGCTATGGCGACGAGGGCCAGCTTCTCTCCAAGGACAGCAACGTGATCACGCTGTCGCTCATCGGGAAGTCGGAAACCTTCCAGCGGCCTTACTACATGAAATCAGAGCTCACCGCCGTAGAGCGTGATGCCGATCAGCGGTATCAGGAATTGGAGAATTATACCGAGACCTTGGAGCAGCGCATCCGTGCTTTGGAGGAACGCATACCACAGGAAGGAGGCAACGGCAATGGTTAATATCAACGGAACTACCATCACGATCACGAAGGGAGATACGCTGGACCTTCTGGTCGAAATACTACTCCCGGATGGCAGCCTCTATCCTGTGCAGGCCGGGGATGTGATTCGCTTTGCCCTGAAGCAGAAATACACCGACCGGGAGCCTCTGCTCGTGAAGGAGATTCCTCATGCCAGCATGAACCTGCGTCTGGAGGCAGCGGAGACGAAACTGCTCGCTGCCGGTGGAGTTCCTTATGTCTATGATATCCAGATCACAATGGAGGATGGCACGGTAGACACCTTTATCGACCGAGCCAGGTTTATCGTGACGGAGGAGGTAGAGTGATGGATGGAAAACTGACAGGCCGTCTATCTCAAAGGCGGCAGCTCACCGGCAGGCTTTCGGTTATGCCAAGAGCGGGTCCCGGAGCTGTGCTGATTCCAAAGGCTATCAGTGAAAACGGACTCTACCGGGCAGCGGATGATCGCGCAGATGGCTACTATGAGGTAACGGTAGAGGTTCCTTCAAAGACAGAGCCGCTTGTCCCATATGTTTTCGACATGACGGGTGGTTATGTGGCGTCAGGTACATGGAACCTCGGCGGTGATACCGTCAACTATTCCGACGTCTATGAGGTGCGGGCTGGCACGGCATATCTTTTGATGATTGGCAGCATTGTTGGCAGCCGCTTCCGCAGCATGTTTTCTGAAGAGGATACCTCTGTGGCTGAGAAGAACATCATCGGAAAGGCCATAACCAACTTGAGCAATCCGGCAGCATATTCCTATGCAGTCTACAAACCGACAGCGGATGGCTTTATCACAGTTACAAAGGATAACGCCGGGACTGCTGGTCTGAAAACCTACTTATTCAGGCTGCCTGATCTGATAGACGAATAAGACGGATACACAAGAGTCGCTATGGCGGCTCTTTTAGTTTACAAGGAGGATTTTGATTATGAAGGAGTTCTGGACTTCAATTCAACTCATTTTCACAGCGGTGGGTGGCTGGCTTGGCTGGTTTCTGGGCGGCTGTGACGGATTATTGTACGCGCTGATCGCCTTCGTGACGATTGACTACATTACAGGCGTTATGGCAGCCGCAGTTGACCATAAGCTGTCCAGCCAGGTCGGTTTTAAGGGGATTTGCCGCAAAGTGCTCATCTTCTTGCTGGTAGGCATCGGGCACATCCTTGATACGCAGGTGATCGGCTCCGGCAGCGTGCTCAGGACAGCGGTGATCTTTTTCTATCTCTCCAACGAGGGCGTGAGCCTGATCGAGAACGCTGCGCATCTGGGTCTGCCGATCCCGGAAAAGCTGAAGGATGTACTGGAGCAGCTTCACGACCGAGCAGAGAAAGGCGGTGACGAGTGATGGCATACACGAACAGCCCGATGGTGGTATATAAAAAACTGAGCCCGAATCACTCCGGGCAGAGAACACACAGCATCGACCGCATCACGCCTCACTGCGTGGTCGGCCAGTGCACAGCGGAGGGCCTTGGTGACTGGTTTGCACTATCCAGCACCCAGGCTTCTTCTAATTATGGGATCGACAAGGATGGCCGGGTCGGGCTTTACGTGGAGGAGAAGAACCGCTCGTGGTGCTCCTCCAGCAGCGCCAACGACCAGCGGGCCATCACGATCGAGTGCGCCTCTGACACTTCTGAGCCGTATGCTTTCCGGGACGTGGTCTACCAGACGCTGATCAAGCTCTGCGTGGACATCTGCCAGCGCAACGGAAAGAAGAAGCTCCTGTGGCTGGGCGACAAGGATAAGACCCTGAATTACAGTCCGGCTGCTGATGAGATGATTCTGACGGTCCACCGGTGGTTTGCCAACAAGTCCTGTCCGGGGAACTGGATGTTTGCACGGATGGGTGATCTTGCTTCTAAGGTGACCGCGCAGCTTGGCGGAACCGAGAAGGAGCCTGAGAAGACGACCGGCATGCAGGCCAGCGACTTTGCCAGCCTGTCCGAAGGTGATGTGATCAAGAAGGTCGGCAGTCTCTTTACAGCTGACCAGAAGAAGTCCGGCATCCTCGCCTCGGTGTCGCTGGCGCAGTTCATTCTGGAATCCGGCTATGGAAAGACGGAGCTCGCGCAGAAGGCAAATAACTGTTTCGGGATGAAGAAATCCCTGTCCGGGAATACATGGTCCGGCTCCACATGGGATGGCAAGTCTGTGTATAAGAAGAAAACGCAGGAGGACGATGGAACCGGAAAGCTGTATACCATCACAGCGGAGTTCCGTAAGTATCCCTGCGTCGAGGATTCCATCGGAGACCACAGCGCTTACCTGCTGGGGGCCAAGAATGGCAGCAAGCTCCGCTATGCTGGGCTGAAAGGCTGCACGGATTATAAGAAGGCTATCCAGATCATCAAGGATGGCGGCTATGCGACGGACACCAGCTACGTGAGCAAGATCTGTTCCATCATCGAGCGGTGGAACCTCACGCAGTATGACGTGAAGGCTGCTCCTGCTCCGGAGCCCGAGCCCAAGCCGACGCCGGACAAGCCTGCTGTACCATTCCTCGTGAAGGTATCCATCAGCAACCTGAACATACGAAAAGGGCCTGGAACCAACACCAAGCGTACCGGTATTTTTACGGGTAAAGGAGTGTTCACGATCGTGGACACGTCACCCGGACGCGGGGCCTCGCTCTGGGGTAAGCTCAAATCCGGCGCGGGCTGGATCAGCCTCGACTACTGTACACGGCTTTGAGACATTCGCCTGTCGGCTGTCCTTCGGGATGGTCGGCAGGCGCTTTTTTTTATGCTCTGACGCAGAAAATGAAACTGTTCTCCCAGCGGCTATAATTTTTGGCTCTATGCAGGCATGGGACGGCAGAGGGATGGACAAGTTCCCTCGGAAGGGAGAACGAGAATATGCAAGTGACGAAGATTACAGCTCCGCCTGAAGCGCCAAAGCCTGCCGTCCGCCCGCTTACCGAGAAGCAGTTTTATGATGAGATCAATTATCATCGAGCAGAGAAAATGACGAAGAAGATGCTTGATGCGGGCCTCATCACCTCCGAAGAACACGACAGAATCCTGGCTGAAGCCCGAAAAATCTTTGTGCCGTTTCTGGCCGAGCTGCTGTGAGAATTGAGTTGCTATGTGT